GCGAGAGCAGCATGGTTGTCAGCGCAAAATTACCGCGAAAGTTTAGCAAAAATTGCTGAAGAAGGCAACGTATCATATGCGAAAGCAAACGAAATAGCACAAGCAACGATTAAAAGCAGACAAGAAAATAGAGATCCACTAACTAACGAAAAAAGTGCTGGAGCAGCAGCAACTGAATTATACATTAAATCAATGTCTAGAGTTTCCGATGCACATGTGAAATTTTATGAAATATTACAAGCAACTAATGAACGATTTGGTGCTGCTGTATTAAGATCAGGTAGTATAGAAGATTTGAAAAATGTACAAAATGGTAAACCATTTTCTAAGCGAGCATTTGGTGAACAAGCAGATAGAATAGAAGATGATATTCGTAGAGGAGAATTATTTAAAAATCTTAACAGACTTCTATATATAGGTTCAGAAATGGCTGGCCATATTACAACGATGACTACCGATTCTATAAAAATTGGAACTTTATTTGTGAATCCAGGTGGTAAGACAGAAGTAGAAACTATCGAAAAAAATAAATCAAACAAAGAACAAGCTGAACCAACGAATAAAAAATCGATGGCTGATGGTTCTAAAGCTTTGTTTGGTGATTGGTTTGGTGGCAATTTTGGTGCAGGGGAAGATGTAACATTACATGGTAATGAAGCAGTAATTCCACGTGAAAAATTAAATGCATTTTTATCAGATATGCAATCACAAATGGGGAATACTAATTTTAAATTTGTTGATAATATGATGAGTGAAATGAAAAATAATATGACAAATATTGTACAAAAAGAAGAGAAGCCAATTGAAAATGAAGGAAAACAACCAAATAAAGTACAAGAAATTCCACAAATTAACACTTTTGGAACAGTTACATTAAAAGAAATTGATGAACAGCTGAGAATGTTAAATACAACAATGGGGAGATTAGCTGCCACAACTTCTGAACTATTAGATACTAGTACAAAACAATATAGAGTCACAAAACAACTATCCCCGAATTTAAATTCAAGATAAAGGAATACACGATGTCATGGAAAAAACACTTTACACCAGTAGATGTTGGTAATTCATTAAGCCCGTTATCAGGTGCCAATGGATTAGCAAAAGCTGGTCCCGCTAGAACAAATTATTCTAGTTATTTACCAGATGTATATACTGGTAGTCCAAATAGAGTTGATAGATATCAACAATATGAAGTAATGGATAGCGATCCAGAAGTTAATGCTGCGCTCGATATTCTAGCAGAATTTTGTACAGATAAATTGAAAGATAAAAAAAGTCCATTTTCAGTTAAATGGCGCAGTAAGGCTACAAATTCTGAAGTTAGAATATTGGGAGAATATTTACAACAATGGTGTAAAATTCAACAATTTGACACACGAATTTTTAGAATTGTTAGAAATGTATTTAAATATGGTGATGCATTTTTTATTAGAGATCCAGAAACACAAAAATGGTCATGGGTCGATCCTAGTAAAATTATTAAAATTATTGTTAATGAAAGTGAAGGTAAAAAACCTGAACAGTATATTATTAAAGATTTGGCACCAAATTTTGAAAATTTAGTTGCAACACAAATTACACCAAATGTTAATCCAAGACAAAATGGTGGCGGAGTTATTCCAAGTAGCGGCTACTTAGGCGCTAATTCAACCCAACGTGGCACATCTGGTGCATATCCAACTAGTAGTTCTGGTAGTCGCTGGGGATTAGCGGAAACCGAACACGCAATAAATGCTGAACATGTTATTCACTTATCTTTATCAGAAGGCTTGGATAATAATTATCCATTTGGTAATAGTTTATTAGAAAATGTCTTCAAAGTATATAAACAAAAAGAATTATTAGAAGATGCAATTTTAATTTATCGTATTCAACGTGCTCCAGAAAGACGTGTATTCCATATTGATGTTGGTAATATGCCTAGTCATTTAGCTATGGCATTTGTTGAACGTGTAAAAAATGAAATTCATCAAAGACGTATTCCAAGTCAATCTGGTGGTGGGCAAAACGTTATTGATAGTGCATATAATCCATTATCAATTAACGAAGATTATTTCTTTCCAATGACTGCTGATGGACGTGGTAGTAAAGTTGATGTATTACCAGGTGGTACTAATTTAGGTGAAATTGATGATTTAAAATATTTCACAAATAAATTATTCCGTGGTTTACGAATTCCAAGTTCATATTTACCTACTGGTGCGGATGACAGTCAAGCATCATTTAATGATGGTCGTGTTGGTACTGCATATATTCAAGAATTGAGATTTAACAAATATTGCGAGAGACTTCAAAACTTAATCACTGAAGTATTCGATATTGAATTTAAATCATATATGCATTCACGTGGTGTAAACATTGATTCGAATTTATTTGAATTATCATTCAACCCACCACTCAATTTTGCTAGTTCAAGACAGGCTGCATTAGATACTGAACGCATTAACACATTTAACACCATTCAACAATTACCATATATGAGTAAACGTTTCGCTATGAAACGATTCTTAGGATTAAATGAAGATGAAATGGCAGAAAACGAACGTTTATGGGGAGAAGAATCTGGTAAAGGTCAACCAACCCACACAGATTCAGCAGGTGAAATGAGAAGTGCTGGCTTATCCGCTGGTGGTATTGAAGGTGATTTAGGTATGGCCGGGGATCTAGGCATACCTCCAGAAATGGAAGGAGATCTACTACCAGATTCAACTGGTAATGTTCCAGGCGCAGCACCTGGAATGGGGCAAAATCCACCCCCCGTGAGCCCAATGTGATAAATACATTATGATTTTAAGAGAATTATTTTATATTGATCCAGATACTAGGCAAGTGGCTAGTGACTTACGTTATGACCCAAAGCATGACGAAAGCACTATGCACAGAGGTGATACTAGAAAAACTCGATTAACTTTGAGACAAATTAATGAGATTCGTAAAAGCAGCGAAGCTCATATTTTGGAACAAGAAAGTGAATTAAGTTTTATTCATAGCATGTACGCCCCTGCACCGGCACAACCTGCATAATAAAACGCCAAAAATACAGTTTTTTAACTATTATAAGGCGTTTTTTTATAAATATTGTAAATAAGATACAGCCTTGCATGTAGATATCATAGGAGGATAAACATGACTGATCGCGCACAATTTGAAGCTATGCTAGAAGCTTTGATCAATGAAGATCAAGAAACAGCGAAAGAAATTTTCCACAACATTGTTGTTGGAAAATCACGTGAAATTTACGAAGAATTATTAGAATCAGATTTTCCTGGTGCTGAAGAAGAGGAAGAGGAAGAAGAATCTTCTGACGAACCTGCGGAAGATGACAGCGAAGACGATGATGCAGTAGACGCATTTGGTGATGAAGAAGACGATTCAGAAGATGATTCAGAAAACCCATTTGGCGATGAAGAAGATGACGAAGAAGGTGACGGTGATTTAGAAGACCGCGTACTTGATTTGGAAGATGCTTTGGAAGAATTGAAAGCTGAATTCGAAGAATTGTTATCTGGTGAAGAAAGCGAACCAGAACACGCCGATATGTTCGGCGGCGAAGAAGAACCAGCATTTGGTGACGAAGCAGGTGAAGAAGATGAATTCGGAGCTGACTTGGGTGACGATGATCAAGAAGTTAAAGAAATTCACCACTATCACCACGATGGAGATGCTGTTGATGAAGAATTCCAACAATTTATGGAATATGTAAACAAAGTTGCATTACCAAAACATGGTGACAATGGCGTTAATAACAAATCAGTTATTGATAACATGAAAAATAATATGGGTGGCAAAGTGATTGGCCGTTCAGCTGATGAAACCAAAGGCGGAACACAAGGCGGTCTATTAAACCCAAGCACAAAACCATTAAACAGTGGCAACGTAAACGTACCTGGTAACTCAAAAGCACCTAAATTAAATTCGGTGAGCAAAGGCCATGGTGCTGAAAAGAAAGGCGCTGGTGAAAAATCAGTTGCTGATAAAAGCATTATAGGCGGCAAGTAAGATATGTTGCATCTCCGAGAAAATCTAAGTTTTAACGAAGCACAGATAATCGTTGAATCTGACGATAGAGAAGGTAAAAACTTGCATATGTCGGGTATCTGCATTCAAGGAGGTATCCGCAATGCAAATCAACGTGTTTACCCTGTGAGTGAGATTAGCAAGGCTGTTAAGACCCTTAATGATCAGATTCAGAACGGTTATTCCGTACTCGGAGAAGTAGATCATCCAGATGATCTAAAAATAAATTTGGACCGTGTATCACATATGATAACTAATATGTGGATGGATGGTCCAAATGGTTATGGCAAGCTTAAAATCTTGCCAACCCCTATGGGACAACTAATTAAAACAATGTTGGAAAGCGGCGTTAAATTAGGTGTCTCCTCTAGAGGTTCTGGAAATGTCAGTAATGACGGTTCAAATGAAGTATCAGATTTTGAGATTATCACAGTAGATATGGTAGCTCAGCCCAGTGCTCCAGGAGCATATCCTACACCAATTTATGAACACCTTTTAAACAATAAAGGTGGTTATAGTGCATTGCGTATAGCGCAAGAAGTGAAGGGTGATCCGATGGCGCAAAAATATCTCAAAGAGAGCCTATTAAATATAATAGGCAACCTCCAATAATAGGGAGAATCACATGTTGGAAGCATTAAACAAATTATTTGAAAACAACGTGATTTCTGGAGAGATCAAAGAGTCAATTGAACAAGCTTGGGATCGTAAGATTTTAGAAAATCGTGAACAAGTTGCTCAAGTATTACGTGAAGAGTTTGCACAAAAATACGAACACGATAAAAACACCATGATTGAAGCAGTAGATCGTATGATCTCTGATCAACTTGTTGGTGAAATCGGAGAATTCGCAGAAGATCGTAGACAATTAGCAGAAATGAAAGTTAAGTATGCTAAAAAAATGACTGAAAGTGCTAATGTTATGAAAAAATTCGTAACACGTCAATTAGCATCAGAAGTTAAAGAATTGCACGAAGATCAAATGCAAATGGTTAGTAAATTTGAAACTCTAGAAAATTTCGTAGTTGAAGCTCTAGCTCAAGAAATTACAGAGTTCTATAAAGATAAAGAGGAATTGGCGGAAACCAAAGTAAGAGTTTTACGTGAAGGTCGTCAAGAAATCAAAAAAGTAAAAGAACAGTTTGTTCATCGTGCTGCAAAAATGGTTGAAAGTGTTGTAAACAAGGGCTTACGCTCAGAAATTACATCTCTTAAAGAAGACATCGAAGCAGCTCGCCGTTCAGAATTCGGTCGTAAATTATTCGAAGCATTTGCAGCAGAATATCAAACCAGTTATTTGAACGAAAAATCCGAAACTGCTAAATTACTCAAAGTCATAGACATGAAAGATCAAGCAATGCAAGAGGCAGCTAAAGCTGTTTTATCTGCAGAGAAAATCTTAGAAAGTAAACAAGCAGAAATTCGTATGTTGAAGGAAGCTCAACAAAGAAAAGAAATCATGGGCGAATTACTATCACCTCTAAATAGTGAACAGCGTTCAATCATGAGTGAATTAATGGAAAGTGTAAAAACTTCTAAATTAACTGAAAGTTTCGAAAAGTACCTTCCAGCGGTTATTGCTGGCAATGCTCCTCAAAAGAGACAAGCACTCGTAGAAGCTAAAGAAATAACTGGAAATAAAACTTCCAAAACTAATCGTAGCAGCGAATCGGAATCAAACATTATAGATATCCGTAGACTCGCTGGGCTTTAAATTTAAGGAGAAATTAAATGTCAGAACTACTTAATGGCCGTTGGGCGGAAACGAAAGAAGCCCTATTAGAAGGTCTACAGGGAACTAAAAAAACAATGATGGGTGTTACTTTAGAAAACACTCGTAGATACTTATCAGAAAGCGCAACTGCTGGTGGTACATCTGCAGGTAACGTTGCAACTTTAAACCGTGTAATTTTACCAGTAATTCGCCGTGTTATGCCAACCGTTATTGCTAACGAATTAGTTGGTGTTCAACCAATGACCGGTCCTGTTGGCCAAATTCACACATTGCGTGTACGTTATGCAGACAATGCAACTGGCGTAACTGCAGGTGAAGAAGCATTATCACCATTCAAAATTGCGGAAGCATATTCAGGTAACGATTCAAGCCCAGCTGGTGCATCATCAACTGCGTCTTTAGAAGGTGTTGCTGGTAAAAGAATGAGCATCCAAATCTTGAAACAAACTGTTGAAGCGAAAACTCGTAAATTGAGTGCTCGTTGGACATTTGAAGCAGCACAAGATGCTCAAGCACAACAAGGTATTGACGTTGAAGCAGAAATTATGGCTGCGTTGGCACAAGAAATTACAGCTGAAATTGACCAAGAAATTATTAGTTCTTTAATCAACTTAGCTGGTACACCAACACAAACTTATGATCAAGCACAAGTTTCTGGTACTGCAACTTTCGTTGGTGACGAACATGCTGCATTGGCAATCCAAATCAACCGTGTAAGCAACTTGATTGCACAACGTACACGCCGTGGTGCTGGTAACTATGCTGTTGTTTCTCCATTTGCATTAACAATTTTACAATCTGCTACTACTTCAGCTTTTGCTCGTACTACAGAAGGTACTTTTGAAGCTCCAACTAACACAAAATTTGTTGGTACTTTAAACAATGCATTGAAAGTTTATGTAAACAGCTACGCAAATGATGCAACCGATATCTTGGTTGGTTACAAAGGTGCTTCAGAATCTGATGCTCCAGCGTTCTACTGCCCATATATCCCATTAATGAGCAGTGGTGTTGTGTTAGATCCATCTACATTTGAACCAGTTGTTAGCTTCTTAACTCGTTACGGTTACGTAGAGTTGAGCAACACAGCATCATCTTTAGGTAATGCTGCTGACTACTTAGGTTTAGTTAGAATTACTAGCGCAAACGTTCGTTTTAGCTAATTTATACTTTAAGTGTAACTTATAAGGAAGGGCACTTAGGTGCCCTTTTTTATTATCTAAATACTATTATTGTATTTTGGATAAATACATTGTCTATTAATATGTCTTGAAATAATTCAAGATTTATGCAGTACCCCACTGCGTAGACCCAAAACGTCATAGGAGACAATCAAATGGGAAGACCTTTAAATAAAAAATATTTCGGCAACCGTAACATCGGTTCATCTACCTCAACTACTGATTCTGGCATCGGTGGTACTTCAGTCGCTAGTGTTACACTGGGCACATTGGGATCATATACCGTTCGTCCAACTATTACTTTCAGTAATCCAGATTTATTGGCAGAAGGTGCTGAAACTGCAACTGGTACAGTTGTTTCAGAAGTTTTAAGTGCAACAGTTGTTGGTGGTAACGCAGGTTCCGGATACCTTGTTACTGATGTTGTTAGTGTAGGAAGTGCAACTTTTAGTATTACTGTTGACGGTTCTGGTTCAATTACTGGATTAACACCAGTTAACCGTGGTTCATTCACTGCATTGGCAGCTGGTGCACAGGCAGTTACCGGTGGTACTGGAACTTTAGCTACAATTGTAATTACATATCGTGCTAAATCTATCACAATTACAAAACAAGGTTCTGGTTATTCACACTCAGTTGATGCAACTGCATCATTTGCTGGGTCCGCAACATTACCAGGTACGCCAACTGTAAACATGTTAGTTGATACCGGTATTGTTGGTACAGTTGGAAATCAAGAAAACGCAATCAGTATGACTGCTTATCTAACCGGTGGTTCTGCCGTATTAGTTGATATTATCAAACAAGTATCTACCAATCGTTATAAAGTAACAGACGGTACTAATACTGGTGTCGTTAAATTAGTTGCAAAAGCATCTGGATCGTTAGTAGCTGGTGAAGCTAATATTATTGCAACTGATGCAAGTAGCAAAACTTATTATGTTACTAAATTGACTGCCCATAAAGCAACTTTAACCCAAGCAACTGGTGGTTCTGGCTGGGAGTTTGCAACTGGTGCAGCTGTTGAATGGACAATGAATGGAGCGAGCGGTACTAAAGCTTATCCAGTACAACCATACTTAGCAACCGGTGTAAACGTACAAATCGCAAACACTTAATAAAAACATAACAACTGAGGGTTCGCAAGAACCCTCTATCTAAGGAGTATAAATGTCAAGAGTAATAAATGTTGACCAAGGCGATTACATAGTTAAATTAAATTCTGGTAAAACAGTAATTGATAGTGACTTTTTGGTTAATGGAAAGCCATATGGTACAGCGCCAGTAGTAACCAATGTATTATACGTAACTATGGATGGAACTGATACTAATGATGGTTCAGCACAAGATCCTACAAGAGCTTGCAGAACGGTAAGCGGTGCAGTTAAATCTCCATTATATCAACCTGGTACTACAATTAAAGTTGCATCAGGACATTATTATGAAAATAATCCTATTGTTATCAAACCATATACATCAGTAATTGGTAGCGATTTAAGAACAACCATGTTAGAACCTATTAATAAAACACAAGATCTATTCCATGTTAATAGCTCATGCTATCTAGCACAACTACAGTTTATTAATGGTAGGAGTGGTATTGTAGATCCTAATTTAGATCGTGGTGCGTATACAGTATCATTTCCAATAAATTATGGATTTTCATTTACTGGAACTATCACTGATCAACGTAGTTATATTACTGGTATTAGTTCAACTGACAATATTGTTATAGGTATGGAAATCATAGGCATAGATAATGCTGGTAATTTCATACCAACTGGGGCAACTGTGGTATCAATTGATTCTGGAACACAAATTACCATTTCTAGTAATGCAACCGCAACAATATCGAATTATAAATTAAAAACAGGTAAAATTACTGTATATAAATCACCATATGTTCAGAACTGTACTAACCAAACTGGACCATGGCTGTATGATGGCTCAATGTTTATCCCAAATCAAACAGTTCAAGTACCAGAAGCTATTGGGACAACAACCTTCACCGAGGGATTAAATGAAATAACTGTTGATGTGTCATACGGTTCTATTGTACCAGGTATGTCAATTAATACAGCCCCACAACAACAAGGTTTCTTTTCAGCAAGAACATTAATTCTTGCAAATGTTAAATTTATTCAAGAGCAAGTTTTAGAATATATTGCTCAACAATATCCTACTTTTGTGTATGATAGGGAAAAATGTAGACGTGATATCGCTACAATTATAGAGCATGTCTTATTTGATACAACATTTGGCGGCAATTCAAAATCCGTTCAAGCGGGTGTTGCATACTGGAATGGTGTTGTAAGTTATATTGCTGGTGAAACAGAACAAACTAAGTCAGCATTGAATTATATTGTTACTCTGATTGCATCCATCGTAAATAATACCCAAGCCCCAAATATTGTATCTGGTGATAATGTAACTCTTCAATGGATTAATCCAACTTTAACCGGTGGTAATATTGCATTGATACCGTTTACTAAAAATATTGGAATAATTAAAAAAATTATAGATGATATTGCTAATGCACCAACAATATATTATAGCACTGGGCCAGAATTTGGGTTAGATAGTGCGGAAATATTAATACAATTGAATAAAGTGTTTATTCAAAAAGAAATCACTGCATATATTTCATCAAAATATCCATCATTTATCTATGATCCAGATAAAAGTGAACGAGATACTGGATATATAGTTGATGCCATTTCTCAAGATATATTGTTAGGTGGAAACTCACGTGCAATTGAAATTGGTACTTCATATTATCGAGCAACTGAACTTGTTTTACAACAACTTGAATTAACTATTTGTACTGATGCATTTACCCGAATTTCTGATGTATTACAAAGTATTGTTAAAAGTGACACTGTTATAAAAACTACCGGAAATAATCAAACACAAATTAAAGTAGTAGCTAATACTGAAACAGAAAATTTAACAAATGGAATTATAACAGTACCAACTATCGTAAGAAATATGCAAATTATTTCTAACATAGTTAATAACGGGGTCGAAGTAGCACCAATCAAATATTCTGGTACTGCATTATTTTCTGCAACTGGGGTTAGTGCGGATAATGTTCAACAATCAACTAAAGTTGTGTCTGTTTCACTTCAAACTGGAACTCAATATAGTGTTGTATTAGACAAACCAACTGTTGGTATAGGTAATTTCTCTACCTTGTACTTTGGTTTCACTACCGTATATCCATTAATTGACGCAAATATACCTGATGTCTGGGCAAATAGACGCTGTGATCCATGGGGTGCTATGGGTGGAATGTTAATTGATGGTGATGTTGTTACTGATAATTCACCTGTTAGATCATTCGTAGCAGATGCTTTCACACAAGTGAATCAGGGTGGACGCGGGGTTCGAGTAACTAACCGTGGATATGTTCAGTTAGTATCAGTATTTACCATTTTTAGCTCAATTGCGGTACAAGCGGATAATGGTGGTATTGCCTCTATCACAAACTCAAACGCCAACTTTGGGACATACTGTATGATTTCAAAGGGATATGGACCGCGTGAATTTTCAGGGACGGTATATAATCCGTCTGCATCTTCATTTAATGATATATCAAAATCATTTGAATATAATATAAATTATCAATCTGGGTTCTTTCCGTACAAACAAAGAGTGTGCGTATTTGTTCCAGATACTGCGAATAGACCACATATTGCGCTAATGATGGAAGTAGAACCACCTATTACTTATGTAAATGCACAAGGAAAATCGGGATTTTTAACAGCAACTATTACTTTTCCTACTATTACTGCTGGATCATTATTTTTGTCTGGCATTGAGGTTGATAACATGTATATTGGTCAAACAGTATACGTTAGAGATCAATATGGTAGTTATGGTGTAACAAATCCAGTTACAAATGAATTTACGCCTTATTTACAAGATGGAACAATTATTAGTGACATTGGGCCCGAAACCATTTATTTTAATAAACCAGTTAAATTATCTGGTGGTGACGTAAATAATCCAAGTTATTTTACTTTATTTACGTGCGGAAAGGCATATTATACTATATTATCAAGTGAACCATCCAATAATCCGTCATTACGATCCGATAAAACAAGTATTAATGCAAGCGATAGTATTCTACCAACTGCACAAATTACAACAAATACTGGTCTCGATTCGGATAATCCAGAAGTTGCATCATTGCAGTATTTAAGTACATTACTATTGAATGTAATTTCAAATACTCCAACTGAAGTTAACCAAACATATGTAGAACAAGTATTGGATACTGCATACGATGGCACCGCATCAGCTAATAGAGTTGAAACATTGATAAATATAGTAATTGATACATTGAAGAATGGGTATGAATCAGCACCAACCCCTGTTAAAGTTGGTCAAGTTGTACCATCTGATGGGGATGCTGCACAATTAATATTGAAAAATTTACAATTTTTTGTAGAAGAAATAACAGCTTTTATTAAGTCACAGGTTGCATTAGCTATACCAGAATCAAATTGGTATAGACTGATCTACAATTCAACTAAATGCAGACGAGATGTAGCATTAATATGTACTAATCTTGCATATGATTTAGTGGCTGGTGGAAATTATAATGCAGTATACTCAGCATTATCATATTTTTCAAGACCTGGTACATATCATATTGTTACATTGGAAGATAGTGTTACTGATTACAATTTATTCCCAGATGGTGCGATAGTTAATTTTTACCAAAGAAGTTATATGTCGGCATCTGGATACCTATTTGAATATGTTGGTGCTGGAACAAATTATGGTGCACTCCCACAAGTTGGTCGAGTTGATCCAAAACAACCAAATGAAGTAAACATGTTGGATGGTGGGAAAGTATTTTTCACATCTACTGATCAGAATGGTGATTTTAGAATTGGACCTGGATTGGTAATCAGTCAGGCAACTGGTGTTCTAAGCGGAAGAACATTCCAAAAAAGTTTATTTGCAGAAATAACTCCGTTTATATTAGCAATTGAAGGTTAAGAGGATTTAATACATGGCATTAATACCATTAAATACGTTTAAAACAAAAACATCAGTGTTAACAACACTGAAATATAATCAAGCAAAATGTGCTAGAGATACTGGATTGATTATAGATTCAATTGCATTTGACTTGCTTTACGGTGGTAATACACAAACCGCTTTTGCAGCTGTGCAATATTGGTCACAAGGTAAAACAAAAATCCCAGGTGAAGTTTTTCAAACACTTGCAGCGATGGAACATGCTAAAAAAGTAGCATTAAAAATTGCTAAAAGTGAATTAGTTTCACCAACTCCTGGTAATACCGAAACACAAGTGTTAGGGACTGCTGGAAGTGATGCAGCGGTTGATATCATTGAGTCTGAATTTAATCTAATTATTGATATTATCGAAAATGGAATAGCAGGTACAACTAATAAAATTGAACCAAATTCTATGGTAGTATCTGATTCAGGTATGCTAAATGCTTCAACTTTACTTGGGAGTAATAAGGCGTTTTTACAAGAAGAAGTAAAAGCATTCGTTGATGATATGTTCTATACAGGGTACAAATATGATCAAGTAAAATGTGCCAGAGATACTGGATTGATTATTGATTCATTGGCATTTGATTTATTATTTGGTGGATCAACCCAATCAACTTTCTCAGCGTTACAATATTGGGGACAAGGGAATACTAGTATTCCTGCAGAAGCCCTCCAAACACTTGCAGCAATTGATTATATTAAATCAATGATGCTGGACATTATTTCTAACCAATCAATAACTGCGTCAAACGGTAATACATTAACACAAATTACAAATACTACTTTGTATGTAAGTGATACCTACTCAACTACTATTAATGAGTTATTCGGTATTATTACTGGGATAATTAATAATGGTACAAATGGTGTAACTGACCAAATAATATCCAATGGATTGATTACTACTGATGAGTTGTTGCTTGACGTATACTCACTTATTCAGGCTAATAAAAAATTTGTACAATCAGAAATAGATGCATGGATATCAAATAATATAGCTATTGCTACCTCTAGTGCATCAATCTGGTATAACTTTGTATATAATAGAGATAATTGTTATCGTGATGTTGGCTACATTATTGATTGTATTAGTTTTGATTTAATTTATGGTGGAAATAGACAATCAATCCAAGCAGGAACTTATTATTATGAATTTTCGAATGCATCCCAGTTATCGGTAAATTCTGGACAATTTACATCAACTGAAAGCACTATTTCTGGAACTACTTTGACAGTGGGTGGAGTTATTTCGGGAACAATAGCAATTGGACAATATTTACAAGGAACCAACGTTATTTCTGGGACATATATTACAGGTGGATCTGGAAAGATATGGACGGTCAACAATACACAGAACGTTGCTACAACTGCAATCTCATCTATACCATTATTACCATATTTTACATCAACTGCAAGTATGATTATTGGAACAACATTGACAATTGGTGGAACCTTAGTTGGTACAGTTGCTAAAGGACAATATATAACTGGATCTGGAATTACTGATGGTACTTACATCATCAGTGGAAGTGGGACTACATGGACAGTTAGTAATGTTCATAATATTGGCACCCCTATTAGTATAACTACTGCAAAATTTTCGTCAACATCAAGTTATATTTCTGGAACTACGTTGACCATCAGTGGATTAGCTCCAAATTCAGTTATTGCAAAAGGCCAATACATTAGTGGTAATAATGTAATTGCTGGTACATATATTGTTAGTGGTAGTGGTACTACTTGGACCGTTAATAAAAATCAAAATGTTTCTACTACCAATATTTCTTCATATGGATCATATGGGGTATCTGATGAAGTTTCACAATCAATATCTGCTTACAACTACTTGAAAGATCTAGTAAAAATGGTGATTGAAGGCCAACCAGTTGCCGGTATTTACCAAAATGATGTTAAACAAGTGATTACAACATCATACGGAACTAGTTTACAATCTGAAATTGCTGAGAAAAATATTGATTTAATTACTAATATAATTCTAAATGGTCCATCAACTGCAACCGAAATTAAACCAATTAGTTTAGAACCATCTATTGATACATCAACTATTAATGCATTTGAAATATTATTAGCTAATAAAAATTTCTTGAAAGCAGAGGTAATTGAATATATTAATACAACTACTCAATCTGGATTCACATATGTAACAAGATATGATGCTGGATCGTTTATTCCTGGTAACGTTTACACAGTTGATTACGTTGGAACAACAACCGATTGGAATACGATTGCTGGTACAACTGGAATAACATATACACATGGATCCACTTTTACTGCAGTGACTGCTGGTACCGGTAATGGTACAGCAACTGCTGATTTTTGTAAACGTGACATCGGGTTCATTGTTGATTGTATTCGTTTTGATCTAGAACATTCAGGTAATAGACAAGCTATACAAGCAGGGGTTTATTATTATAATAATTCATCTACCACATCGGTCGTTGCATCAGAAAAAACAGATACATTAAATGCTTATAACTATATGGGAATTGTGATGGCTGGGGTGTTACAAAATACTAGATTAACACAACCATTTGTACAAAATGAATTAAATGGTACAAAGTATGTAACTGCCCCTTACCAAACAGATGTTCAAATGTTTATATCATTGCAACCATCAACCACCTCAGTTGTTACATCAATGTATAATTTAATTTCAAATACATTATATCCAATTATAAATCTTGGTCCATCAATGGCACCAACAAGGGTACCTATTGGGTTAACTGCGTCAACTAATACTGACATAGTTAAGGGATTCAATTTATTAATGGCAAATAAAGACTATATAATTGCCGAAGTTATTGGGTATATGGATTCATTAAATACACCAAATACAACAAAAATTTATACAGCACCTCCGGGGGTTACTGGTATCGTATTAATGGCGCAAGTATCAAATGTAACTAACCACACAATCACGGTTACATTTGCCCATTATCGTAATTTACCAGTATTTGCTGACCCAGCAACATTAAATGGATATCAATCGGGTGATACTGTTACAGAAATCGTTAAGGAATTTTCAATTCCGCCTAATGACTCTGCATCATTAATACAAGGGAAAATGATTATTGAATCATTTGATAGTATAGTAGCTTACGCTAGTGAATCTAGCGGGTTAAAAGTTACTCTTAGCATATTAGAGACCGCAAATGCCTAATTTATTAAGTGGAAGAACAAAAGTAGTACCAGCAACGCAACTTACCATAAACAGATATGAATATGTTTCGTTAGGACAAGCACAACCGGCGTTGGGTAGACCAACAGTTAATAATAGTATTTTAATTGGGAACGTGGATGGAAAGACCTCATGGGTTCCTCAAAGTTCACTTATTACTAATACTATTCCTACAAAGAACGTTATTTTTGTATCAAAAAATGGTAACGATAGTAACACAGGATCATCATTAGCATCACCTAAACAAACACTATTGTCTGCATTAAGTGTTGCTACCGCTGGCACGTCTATTATTGTATTTGCTGGGGTATATATTGAAAATAATCCATTAATAATTCCAGAAAATGTTAGTATTATTGGATACGAATCACGAGTCGTGGTAATTCCACAGAATCCATCATTGAATGTATTTTATTTGAATAGTGGGTCGGTTGTTGAAAATCTGTCCGTACAAAATCATAAAGCCCCATCCTATGCATTTTCTATAGTTAATGGAATTGTTATTAAAACCCCACCACTTATTAAAAGTTGTGAAAGTGTTTCAGGACCATTTTTGAATGATGGAACATTATTTGTTCCATTCCAAACAGTTCAAAATGAATTGATCTCACCACGAAAAATACCATTATTAGATGCTGATGTACCTAATACATTGAAACGTGTTGATCAAGCAGCTGGTGGAGGGGGTATACATATCGATGGATCAATTATTTCCAGTGAATCGTATGTAAAAACCGTTGTTGTTGATCATTTTATAGCAACAAACCAGGGTGGGATCGGAATCCTTGCTGAATATAATGTATCGCTTGAAGTCAATGATAGTACTACAAAATTTTGTAATATTGGTGTGAAAGCCAACTATGGTGCAAATATAACATTGAATGGCTGTACAACAGAATATGGTGATTTGGGATTAGTGAGTTCTAACTATTATAGTACACCATATGTGGATAATGCTATTGTTAGTCAATCATTATTCAGTTTTCTAAGTGCAATTTCGATAACTGATGGCGGCACTGATTACCTTGTTGCTCCTGAAATTAAAATTGGTACTGAGTGGCAAGCAGGGGCTACAGTTTTAGCTAATACTCAAATATACTACGAAACCAGATTATATTTGGTTACAACTACTGGTATTCTTGATATTATATCCCCACCAATCCATACTTCTGGAAGTGAAAATAACGGTGGTGCAGTTTTATTATATACTGGGACTGTTGCAAGTGGGTATTCAGTTATATCAGATGGGTCTGTAACTAATGTGGTTATTACAAATCAAGGTAGTGGATACACCACTATTCCGCCAATACAATTTGTTGGAAGTAGTACAACCGCAGCAATTGCGATTGCTAGTATATCTGGGGTATCCGAAATACCAGTTGGAAGTTTAACACAATCTCCTATTACTGGTACCGCTGTACATTTTGGAGGAAACCCAAATTATCTACTGATAACAAATACAACTCCTATTATTGGAACAAACTCATTTATTAAAGCATACCCAGAATTACCATATGTGTTATCTAATTGGACTGCAAAATTTTACTTCTCTAGTGTAATTACTGCGAATAGCCACAAATTTAATTTTGTTGGATCTGGTGTAACTTACAATGCATTACCAACTAATAATGGTGCGGCAAATCAAAATAATCAAATTACTGAAAATAATACTGGAAGAATATATTATTCTAGCATTGATCAAGGTGGAACATACCAAGTTGGTAATGTATTTTCTATCAATATGATTACTAATACCACTACTATGAATGCTAGTACGTTTAATTTTACTAATGTTGGTGCTATTGGGCCATTGATTAGAGATGGTGTACCATCTGGTGTACAGCTTAAAGAAATTAGTAACGATATTGGACTTATTTCTAGTACCGGATTTAAAGACCAATTCACTACTCCAACACAATATGCTGTATCAAAATATTTAGAAAATAATTATTTACCATTGGTTGGTGGTGGAAATGTGCAAGGTATTGTACAAATTAATGATTTAATATTTAATGGCAATGCTATTAGTAGTATAAACACTGATCAAAACCTAGTATTAAACCCAAATGGAACGGGTGTAATTAATGCATCAAACAGTAAGATTACCAACGTGATCGATCCAACCTCTGGACAAGATGTCGCAACAAAAGCATATGTTGATCAAGTTGTTGGTGGCGGTCAATCCTATCCAACTGTTAATATTGGTAATTTTTTAATTTCACAAGATACGATTCAAAATGTAATAACAAATGGAGATATGTTGTTATCTACATCTGGGACAGGATCTGTACAAGTTACTAGTACAATTGATAGTACATCCCCATCAACCGGTGCATTTAAAGTAGCCGGAGGTGTTGGTATTGCTAAAACGCTTTATGTTGGGTACGGGGTTCATGCACCTACGTTTCATGGAGACTTAAATGGTACTGCATTACATGCGGCGGATGTTACAAATGCAGCCCAACCAAATATTACTAGTCTTGGTATATTAACCTCTTTGCAGGTAGATAATATATCAATAAATGGTAATATAATTAAAAATACAGTATTAGATACTAATCTAAAACTTGGTATAACCGGTGTTGGAAGTATTATACCTGAAACAACTAACATTATAAATCTTGGTTCATCATCATTCAAATGGAATAAAGGATATTTTAACGATTTATATGGTACTTTAAAAACTGGTTCACAACCATATATTACTGAATTATCGCCAAACGTAACGATGTATGATGCAACAGTTGCATTAACCCCTTCATTATCTATTGGCTATAATCAAGATAATAGATTGTTAATGATGGTCAATCAAAATAATAATCATTTGCAATATGCAAATTTTATTACACTTTCTGCAGATCCTATATATGGGGATATTAAATTTTATCCTAATCAAACATATGCATTGTCAGTCGGATCAACTCAGGTTAGTTCACAATTACCATTGGTAGCACAAAGTACATTGCGTGTAGTTGACCCAATTATATCAGTTGGTCCAGAAGCAAATACACTTCATACAGAAAATGATGTTGGAGTAAAATTTGATACCAATATTGATTTAACAGCACATGTTGTTTCAGTAGTTGTAACATCAGATGGAACAACTAACACAACTGTTGTTACATTTAATGATACTGTTGAAAATCTTGGTATTACAACAAATGACTATATCACTTTTATTGGAACAACACCTGATTCATTAAATAATTCATGGGCTATTAGCACTGCATCTCCTACTTCAACTTCAATTAATATTACAGTAACATTCCAATTAGGTAGTGGGGTTTATAATTTAACACCAACTTATATATTATTAAACAGAACTGGATTTTTTGGGTATAGACAATCATCTGATGCGTTCACCATCATCCCTAATGCAACAATAACTAACAATATAGTGACTGGTGCAATTGGAACAATTGAAGCAAATGTTATTAGCGATAATGTTGAAATTACTGGTGGGACTATTGACAATACAATTATAGGTGGAACAACCCCTGCACATGGGTCATTTACTATCGTGTCGTCTGATAGATATGATTCTACCATTGATGTTCCAGTAATTAATGGAGAACCAACCGTTGTAGATTCGTTTACAACATCATTTGCTGATATGGCAAAGTATATTATTAAAATTAAAGATTTGGATGCCACTCCGTTCTCTATTTCTGGCCAAGATTTATTACTGGTTCATGATGGAACTGATATCTTCTTAACTGAATATGGTATCCAATTTACTGATTCTATAATGGGATTTTTTTCGGCAACTATTGTAGATGGTAATGTGAGTTTGATTTTTACACCGAATTATACTAGTAATATGACGGTATCATTATTTAGGTTTTATAGCTAAATATAGAATATAGGAGACAATAGGATGTCAACGAACAGACAATTTTTAGTTAGAACTGGTATTAGTCTACCAGCAGGTACAGCCTCTCAATCACCAATGACATTCCAACCAGGTGTTAATTTAACAGCACTTAACAATGGTTCGGTTGAATGGGATGGTTATAATTTATTTGTTAATGAAGGTAACTCAACAAATACTAATTCGGCGTTATTGGGATCATCAATCGTAAGAAGAACAGTTGCATATACTGATTCTACAATGACCCCAATGACCGCAACATATACTGCTGCTGGAACAACCCAAGGAACAGCAACCGCTGTTACTATGGATGTAGCATTTGTAAATAGTAGCTCGGCAACTACGGCACCATACAATGGTGTTACGTTACCTCCACCAATTGCGGGTAGATCAACTGTTATTATTAACAACACAGCTAACCCGATATATGTATATCCATTAGCACCAGTTGTATTATCTGCTACTAGTTCATCATCCGGGGCCATCGGAACAACTGCAGAAAAAATAGTTACATTATCTTCTGGTACTACCACTGGTTTACAAGCAGGATTACCTGTTACTGTAACGGGTGGTACTGGTGTATTTGCTGCAAATACAAAAATTGTTAGTGTTATTAGTTCAACACAATTTTCTGTTGATAAAGTACCTAGTACCCAGTTAAGTGCTGCAAGTGTTACTGCAGGGGTTGCTTCATCAATCAATGGTTTAGCAAATAACGCATTTTATGCAATAACTGCCAATTCTACTGTTAGATTTAGTGCGGTATCATCATCATCCTGGATGGCAGAATCCGCAGCACAAATCGCAGCAAGTAACGGTGGTATTTCTGGTGCATTCTCAAAGGGTGCATTAATCTATGCCGCTGACTCATTCGGTACATTGGGTGGGTTAAATGATGTTGCTGTTGGGCAGGTACTGTTATCTAATGGATTAAATACGGCACCAACCTATGGACAATTGGATTTAAGTAACCCAAATTCAACATTTATTAATTATCTTTCCGCATCACTTGGTGGTACTGGTACTGCCGGTACTGGTATAACTTCCGCAAGCGGCGTTACATCATATGGTATTTTAAACTCACCATCATCGTCTGTTCTTGATATTTTAATTGGTAATAGTTCTAGTACTACTCAAATCGGCGGAAATTTACTTGTTAATGGTACATTTACTGTAACTGGTGGACTTACCAATATAATAACAACAAACGCTAATTATTCTGACTCCGTTTTAGATTTAAATAAACCAGGTAATGGATTTATCGTTTCAAATAACAGCAAAGATTCTGGTTTAAAATATCATAATTTTAATAATGGATTAGCGGCAGCTGGTAAAGATATCCCCGTTGCATCATTGGCAACAAATACTGGTACAGTGACTCTTACATTAGCACACGATGGGTTAACATTGCCAGTTCAGGCCGGGTCAGGTGCATCTGCGTTAAACTCATGGATTACTATTACTAGTGCAAGCGCAGCCGGATACAATGGTACATATTCTGTTTCAGCATCATCATCTGGTACAGTATCATATGTTAATAGTACCACAACTGCTTTAACTGCAAATAATATTCCGGTAGTAACTATTGCAACTGAAATTCCAGCTGGCTCAGTATCTGCTGCAGCAATTTCATCAACATGGTCTACAACTGGTAGTATTTCTGGTACAGTATTAACACTTTCATCTGGAACCGGTGTCGCTGCTGGTCAGTATATCTGGTATACCGGGTTATCTAGTCCTAATATAGGCGTGTATATAGTCAGTGGATCTGGTACAACATGGACATTAAGTAATGATTTAGGTACAGTTTCAAGTACTACTATTAGTTCTTATACAGCAACTGTTACATATGCATTCAGCACAAATGCCACCAACACTCAACCACAGCCATTATTAACTGTTGGATCACAAATTAGTTTAGCCGGATTTACTGATACAAATAGTGCATTCAACACTACTGGATATCCAGCAGGGGCATCAACAAAAGTTTTAACAGCAACCGGAAATGGCTCAACTAGTGCAAGTATTACTTTCTCAACACCAGCACTGAGTATCGCAACATTTAATTCTGGACGTGTTATTTTTTCTGATAGATTTGCATTTTCCGGTTGGGCGAATGACTCACAATCTTTTGAATTCTATCAAGAAGGATCTGAAACATCATTAAATAGTGGTATTTTCAGTGGAATGTATGGGACAATACGTGGCGCAGGTCTTTATGCCGTACCTAGTACATCATTACCTAATGCATCATCTGGAAGTGGTAAATTATCAGTAACTACAGGTGCTGCAATTTCTGTTCCAAACTCAACCATTTATGATAATAATGGGACAAGTGGTAATGCTGCTATTGTTAGAATTGGTCAAACAACTATCAATTCTTATTCGGCGGCAACATATTCTACTGCTTCATCATTATATATAGCTAATGCACCTGTAGCTACTGGAAATGCAACAATTACTACGCCATATGCGTTACTAGTCGCCGCCGGTAATACTAGTTTAGGTGGAACATTAGCCGTTACTGGAAATTTAACATTAACTACTGGTAATATTATATCACCAGCTGCTACATTTACTTTACCAAACACTTCATCTAATACTTCCTTAAATTTAGGTGCATATTTAACTAGTGTTAATATTGGTGGATCAACTAATAATTCAGTTGTTTACCTTGGTAGTACATCAAGCGTAGCAACAACCAATGTTATTCAATTTAATTCAGGCACTCCAACTACTCCAAACAGTTCGGTAATAGCTAAATTAGATGCATCGAATGCTGCTACAAGAGTAAGTTTCTTCCCAACAGTTAATGCAACTGGTAGTTTTAACTTTGGTACTGGTGGGGTCTCATTTAATATTGGTACCGAAGCTACTGGTAATACAACATTAACATTAGCTGGTGCAGCTAATGCAACTATCGCAGGAACAGCAGGTGTAACTACTGCAAATATATTCAGCGCAAATGTGGCTACATTAAATTTAGCTAATGTTGCAACAACAATTAACCTTGCTAAATCGGCAGCAGCTGCAACCACATTAAACTTAGGTTCAACTTCTGGTGCAGGTACCGTATATATCTATGGTGGTGCAGTTGGTGGTACAGCAACTGTTAGTACAAATGTTACAACTGGTACTGCAAATATATTTACATCTATTACTGGTACTATAACTATTGGTGCAGCTACCGGTACAACTGCGGTTGGTGTATTAACTACTCAAGGTAATGCTACAATTGGTACAACCAGTAACAATACAACATTAACTGTCAATGCAAACGGTGCAGCTGGTACCGCAACTGTTACATCTAACGTTACATCAGGTATTGTTAACTTATTTACTGGTACAACCGGAACACTTAATTTAAGTGGCACTGGTGCTGTTGTAACTGGCGGTAACTTAACAGTCGGGCCAATTACCACAAATAGTACAGTAACTATAAGAGGGAATGACACAACAGGCATAGCCACCATAACATCCAATGTAACTACTGGTACTGCAAATATTTTTACTGGTGTAACTGGTACTGTAAATATCGGTGGAATTGCATCAACTATGAATGTTGGCGTAGCTACTGGTAATTCTACTGTAAATATTAGAGGAAATAGTACAACGGGTATAGCTACAATAGGTACCAATGTTACAACCGGTACTGCTAATATTTTTACTAGTGTAACTGGCACTGTAAATATTGGTGGTGCAGCAACAACTGTGTATGCTGGTACAAATGCTGGTAACTCAACTGTTTATATTTACGGTAATGGTACAACGGGTATAGCTACAATAGGTACCAATGTTACAACCGGTACTGCAAATATTTTTACTGGTGTAACTGGTGCAGTTACGGTTGGCGGACAAGCAGTATCGATTGGTTTAGCTACTGCAAATAGTACATTAACTATTAATGGTAATGGTATAACTGGTACAGCTGCATTATCAACAAATGTAACTACAGGTACAGCTAATATCTTTACAGGTGTGTCCGGTAGTATCGTAATAGGACCATCATCATTAACCACTGGGAATAATGGTGTCGTTAAACTAGGTGTTACTCCAAGCCAATCTGCATCTGGTAATGAGGTTGTTACCGCTGCATGGGTATTAAGTAACTCTGGTTCAATTAACACAACTATTGCTGATATGGGATCAACTACTGGTTCAGCATTGGTTATTGATACTATTGTACCAACTAGTGGCGCAATCACCGCTACTATTGGATCAATTACCGGAACTGGCCCATGGACTGCTGTTATTACCTTATCTGGTAATGGAGTTTGGTCAACGAATGACATTGCGGTTGGTGCATCATTAACTGCAACCAATGGAGCTGGTACGTTATATGGTGGAACACCAACATCTGTATTAGTTACTGCCGTGACTGGGCGTACCATTACTTATCAAGTAACTGGTGGATCAACACCAACTGCTGGTACTATTACAAATATTTCAGCAATTAATCCAAATGAAGCTGGGTTGTTTTTGACTAGTACACATCGTTCTGCAAAATATGTATTACAAGCAAATCAAATTGGGGCATCATCTACTAGATCACAAAGTTCTGAATTACTGGTAACACATGATGCACCATTTGGCATATTTATGATTACTACTGCTGTATCAGGATCTGCAACTATATCAACTACAAATACAAATGGGTTGTATATTGGCATGACTATTTCAATTTTAACACCAGCTGCACCTGCAACGGATGTTATTGCCGGATCTGCAACTGGTGTTGGTGTTATTACTGCAATTTCAGCAGGGGTTTCTGTAACTATTGGTACCACACTTGCAACATTGGCATTGAATACGGTTATGCAAGCATATGTAGCTAATCCAACTTATGCAGCTAGTCCATCATTAACAAATGGTTCTGCAACATTTACGGTCTCAACACCAACAAATGCTGGAAGTGTTTTATACCCAGGGATGTATATAACTGGTGCTGGTGTACCTGCTAATACCTATATTACTGGTATATCTGGTTCAACCGCTACAATGAGTGCTAACTTTACCGGTACAACTGGTGCAATTGCAATATCTGGAACACCAAATATTTATATTACTGAATATGCAGTGTTAGAAACAAACGGTACTATAGTTACATATACAGCTGCACCAAATGCAACCGCTCCATATAACATTCAACTATCTGCGAATGCAGGAACAACCGTTAGTAGTGTTGCACCAAACCCAGCATTGGGGGCAGTCCAAAAAACTACAATTAAGATAGAAAAGGAAATGATTGAGTATATTTAATACTTAATTAGTACACTATCAAGGGTGTTATCTATCATGGATAACACCCTTTTTTATATAAATATATAGTACGATATTTTAAAAAGGATTCAGATGTCAACAACTACTATTAGAGATTTTAATGTACCTAGTGGTGCTATTATTGGGTCATACTATGATAATTATATACATTTAAAAGGAAGTGCATCTGGAAATGCTGTAGACATTGCTGCCGAAGGTATAGATGATGATATAAGTATTACATTAACACCAAAAGGTTCTGGAACTGTTAACATTCCAGTTACCGGTGGGTTTACATTTTCAAACGGTATCAATAATAGCATATTATATTTGGATAGTACTGGTGTAATTAGTACTACTGAAAATTTATTATTTTCTGGAACAGATCTTACTGTATCTGGAAAAGTTACAGCGGCAAGATTCGTACCAACTGGTTCAACAGTACCATCTAATGGATTATATTTAGCTGGTACAAATAAATTAGGATTATCAACAAATTCAACTGTTGCATTATTGATTGATTCAAATGGTAAAGTCGGTATAGGACAATCTCCAACTACTCATAGATTAGAAGTTAACGGGGATGCAAAAATTAATAATGTAAGTATTGGATTAGGAAATTCATCAGTCATATCCAATACGGTCGTTGGTAATAATTCGTTAAGTAGTAACACTTTTGGTTTAAATAATACAGCACTTGGTAGCTATGCATTATCAGTCAATACTTCTGGTTCTCAAAATACTGCAATAGGTGCTGAGACATTAGTATCTAATATAACTGGATCTGATAATATTGCAAACGGTGTAAATGCATTACATTCAAATACTACTGGTAATTTTAATACTGGTATTGGTTCTAATTCATTATATAGTAACTTAACTGCATCTGGTAATACAGCAGTTGGGTTTGGCTCTGCGTATTCAACAACAATTGGAAATTATAATACTTCAGTTGGATATGGTGCATTATATTCAAATATGTCTGGTGCTAATAATACCGCGTTTGGTGCAAATGCTTTATATAATTCCCAATCTGGTGGTAATAATATAGCAATTGGAACGAACTCACTATACTCAACCACTACTGGTAGAGAAAATGTTTCATCAGGTGTCTTAGCATTAAACCAAAATACTTCCGGGTCAAACAATGTTGCAATAGGATCATTATCTGGTGTAGGTATCGGAATAGTTACTAATACGTCTGGCTCGAATAATACATTTATTGGATACCAAACTGGTGCAACGGTTGATGGGTTAACAAATTCAACAGCGATTGGTAATGGTGCACAAATTACAGCAAACAATCAAGTAGTCATTGGTAATAATTTAGTTACTGTTACACAATTAAACGGCAACGTATTAATTGGTACTAGTATAAATTCACATAGTTCAGCATTAATGGTTAATGGTGTCATTGAAACTTCATCTGGTGTCAGATTTCCAGATGGAAGCATTTTAACATCTGCTACACCTGGTATTTTAACAGTCACCAGTATTAGTAATACAACTAAAACAGCTATTGATACTTTTGGGGCAGCTGCTTACCGATCTGCAAAATACCTTGTACAAATAACAAATTCAATAAGATATCATGTAATAGAATTATTATTAATTCATGATGGCGGGACTGTATATCTAGCACAATATGGAGAAATATTTACAAATATGTCACTCGGGTCATTTGATGCAACAATTACCGCCGGATCAGTTAATTTATATTTTACACCAGTGTATTCTTTAACAACCGTCAAAACATTAAGGCAGTCATTAGCTGTATAAATAAGTAATTAATGGGGATAGTGAACCGTGTCAAATAACAAAACATTTTCAATAAAGAATGGATTATCAGTAGGACAACTACTTGTTATAAATTCTCTAGGCCAATGGGTCGGACCAAATACCGGATTAATCGGTGCAACTGGCGATCAGGGTATAATAGGATCAACTGGCGTAATTGGCAAAATCGGCGCAACCGGAGCAACCGGTGCTACTGGTCCAGGCGGCATCGGCGCTACTGGCGTTCTTGGTTATACAGGCGCAACCGGAGCAACCGGTCCACAAGGACCAACCGGAGCAACCGGTGCAGGCGCAACAGGCGCAACCGGACCACAAGGAGCAACTGGCTTACCAGGTGCAACAGGCGCAACAGGCGCAACCGGACCACGTGGAGCTACTGGTGCAACAGGCGCAACCGGACTACCTGGTTCAACCGGAGCAACCGGACCAATCGGAGCAACCGGCGCAACCGGCGCAACCGGACCAATCGGAGCAACCGGAACTCCTGGTGCAACTGGTGCAACCGGATATACGGGGTCAACCGGTGCAACCGGCGCTACAGGATTACGAGGCGCTACAGGCCCTCGAGGAGCAACCGGATCAACCGGTCCTCAAGGAAATCCTGGCGCAACAGGCGCAACAGGTCCATTAGGAGCAACCGGATCAACCGGACCTCAAGGCGCAACCGGGTTACAAGGAGCAACGGGCTACCAAGGATCCACAGGAATACAGGGCGCAACGGGTGCAACCGGTGCAACTGGTGCAACCGGACCAATCGGAGCAACGGGCGCAACGGGCGCTACAGGGCCATTAGGGGCAACCGGCGCTACTGGATACACTGGTGCAACCGGAGCAACCGGGCCACAGGGTAATGTTGGAGCAACAGGAGCCACCGGATTTACCGGAGCAACCGGAGCAACCGGTCCACAGGGATTTACCGGTGCAACCGGCGCAACCGGGCCATTAGGCCCAACCGGAGCATCTGGAGCAACTGGCGCAACTGGATATATTGGAGCAACCGGTGCAAGTGGGCCATTAGGACCAGATGGCGCAACCGGCGCAACCGGATTCACTGGTGCAACTGGCGCAACCGGCCAACAAGGAGCCACCGGCGCAGCCGGTGCCACCGGCGCAACTGGTGCAACAGGCTTAACCGGGTCACCAGGACAAACTGGACTTACTGGCGCAACCGGGGCTACTGGTGCAACTGGACTAACAGGATCTCCTGGCAACCAAGGATCAACTGGTGCAACTGGCCTAACAGGATCAACCGGGGCTACTGGATATAACGGAGCAACTGGAGCAACTGGAGCAACTGGCCCAAAAGGTGATACCGGGCAACCCGGGCAACCTGGGTCAGATGGAACAATGGGTGCCACAGGTGCAACTGGACAACAAGGATCACAAGGATCACCAGGTCAACAAGGATCACCAGGTCAACAAGGATCACCAGGTCAACAAGGATCACAAGGATTGTCCGGATCACAAGGACAACAAGGATCACCAGGTCAACAAGGATCACAAGGATTGTCCGGATCATATACATCTAATTCTAACGCAGAATTCTATTCATTGGCGGTCGGTGGCGTTACGGTACCAACTACACAAGGTGAAATACGAGCTTCTAAAAATATTACTGCATATTATTCAGACATGCGATTAAAAGATAATATTACTATTATTGAAAATGCAATTGATGCAGTTAAACAAATTAGGGGAGTTCGATATACTCAAAATAAATTCGCAGAATCATTTGGGTATTGCAGCTACGCACCGCAAGTTGGGGTAATTGCACAGGAAGTAAACGAAGTATTACCAGAAGTAATAAAAATAGCACCGTTTGATATGGATGCTGATGGTAATAGCAAATCCGGTGAAAATTATTTAACTGTTCAATATGAAAAAATTGTTCCCTTGCTAATACAAGCAATTAAAGAACAACAATATTATATTGATGAATTAATGAAACATGTGAAATAATTATGGCTATAAAAGTTAGTTTTGATATAAAAAATGGATTAACTGTTGGTGCAGATGATGTTATAGACACCGATGGTAATTGGATTGGATCACCTTCTATATTCAAAGGAGCAACCGGTGCAAATGGTAATAGGGGTGCCACTGGACCAAATGGAATATTAGGTGCACAAGGCAGCATTGGATTAACGGGGTCTGGCCCAACTGGTGCCACCGGTCCAAATGGATTATTGGGTGGCATTGGATCAACCGGACCACAGGGCGCAACCGGTATTGGTGTTACTAGCGGAACCACCGGTAATATTGGGTTATCTGGTTTTAGAATATACGGATCATCTGGTATTAGTGGTGTCTCTGGTTTAACTGGATCAAATGGGCTAATGGGCAAAATTACACAAGGTTCAACCGGTGTAATTGGCATTATCGGTAATAATGGTGAAACTGGTAATCAAGGCCCAGAAGGGTATAATGGTACTGAAACCACCGTGGGATTGCAAGGAACAACCGGTGCAACTGGCTATATTGGTAAAACAGGAGCAACCGGATCTGTCGATATCGGTATTACTGGACCAAATGGAGTTGACGGTATCAATGGAATTATCGGAATAACGGGAAATGGCGCAACCGGCCCAATTGGTGTAACTGGGCTAACCGGGTTTACCGGACTAACTGGTCCAACTGGAATACCTGGTAGCCAAGTTCCAGGTACAACCGGTGCCACTGGTGTAGCCGGTCCAAATGGGGTTGATGGCGCAACTGGGGTTAGTGTTGGTGCAACTGGACTTAACGGCCAATCCGGGAATTCTGGATCATCAGGTGTTAAAGGGATCACTGGATTATTTGGAGCATTGGTTCCTGGGGTTATCGGATCAATTGGATACCAAGGATCAACTGGCGCAACCGGTTACCAAGGGAATATAGGTACCGGATACACAGGATCTACTGGCATAACAGGACAAACTGGAAATACTGGCGCTATTGGATTATCGGGGATTGGTGCTACCGGAGCATCTGGGCCATCTGGAACGCAGGGTAATATTGGCAATACTGGAAAAATAGGGGCAACTGGACTAATATACGTTGGATTAACCGGTGCTACTGGTGCTACTGGCGCAACCGGTGCAACCGGTGCCACAGGGTTAACCCCAACCGGGTCAAATGGTGCAACCGGGACACAGGGACCAGTCGGATCAGATGGGATTAATGGCTCTAGTGGAACACGTGGATTAACCGGAATACCTGGACCAAATGGTGTATTGGGATATACTGGTTCAACCGGTGCAATCGGTGCATCTGGGTTTAATGGCGGTACAGGCGCAACTGGCTATACTGGTGCAACGGGTGCAACCGGTCCACAGGGTGCAACAGGCGCAACGGGTGCAACCGGTCCACAGGGTGCAACAGGCGCAACGGGTCTACAGGGAGCCACCGGAGCAACTGGTGCAACTGGACTGCAAGGAGCCACCGGTGCTACTGGCCTAATATCAACCACTGATTCTAAAAATTTTAACTCATTAGGGGTTGGTACATCACCAACTGGTACAATAGGGGAAATTGTTGCAACCAATGACATTACTGCATTTTATTCTGATAAACGATTAAAAGAAAATATTATTGAAATAAAAAACGCATTAACCCTACTCAATCAAATATCTGGTGTTCGGTATACACAAAACAAATTTGCAGAGACTTTTGGATATTATGATTATTCAAATCAGGTTGGTGTGATAGCACAGGAAATACAAAAAATTATGCCGGAAGCAGTTACCATAGCCCCAATTGACATGGATGCTGCTGGTTATAGCAAATCCGGTGAAAATTATTTAACTGTTCAATATTCAAAATTGGTTCCATTGCTAATACAAGCAATTAAAGAACGTCAAGTTCAGATTGAATATCTCCAAGAAAACATACTTAATAAATAGTTGACAGTTTCATTATGCTATGATATAATGAAACTTTTAAAAAAGGAGATAAAATGAGATTTCATGTATTGGGATTACCACATACGGTATCCAGTAGAGAGTACATCGCATGTGCGTATACTCAAAAAGTAGTTAAGTTCTGTAAAATGATGACGGAGATCGGTCACACAGTTATTCATTATGGGCATGAAGAATCCGATCTCACCTGCACTGAGCATGTGACGGTATTGTCATCAGTCGATTGGAAAGTATCTTACGGTAATCATGATTGGCGGAAGCATTTTTTTAAATATGATTTAGGTGATCATGCATATCAAACGTTTTATAAAAATGCAATAAATGAAATTCAAACAAGAAAACAAAAAAATGATTTTATTCTACCATTCTGGGGTTCAGGTGTACGCACGATTTGTGATGCACATCCCGATTTAATTTGTGTTGAACCAGGGATCGGTTATTCAGGTGGCCATTGGGCTAGGTTTAAAATTTTTGAATCATACGCAATATATCATGCATATTACGGATTAGAGTCTGTTGGGACATGTAAACAAGATTGGTATGATGTTGTAATTCCTAATTATTTTGATCCAGATGATTTCACATACAAAGATACTAAAGAAGATTATTTCTTATTCATTGGGCGTGTTTATGAAGGTAAAGGCATCCATATTGCTATCCAAGCAACTAAAGAAATTGGTGCAAGATTAAAAGTTGCAGGACAAAATTCATTACAAGATTGTGGTTATGACGTGATCCCAGACCATGTGGATGTAATTGGATATGCAGATGTTGAGACACGCCGTGAACTTATGGCTAATGCAAAAGGCGCATTCGTTGCTAGTATGTATAATGAGCCATTTGGTGGCGTACAAGTTGAATGTTTGTTCTCTGGTACGCCAACTATCACAACTGATTGGGGTGCATTCACGGAAAATAACATTCATGGGGTAACTGGGTATCGATGCAGAACATTTGAACAATTTACTTGGGCAGCAAAAAATATTGATAGAATAAACCCACAAAATTGTAGAGATTGGGCTATGAATAATTTTTCGATGAACCGTGTCGCAAAAATGTATGAAGAATATTTTCAATCAGTATTGAATATATATACTGGTAAAGGGTGGTATGAACCAAATGATACTCGTGATGAATTAGACTGGTTAAGAAAACAGTACCCAGTCCAAGATTATATCTATCCAATACTAGAACAAAAAAGAAAAAATGTATATATAGATTGTGGTACGCATATGTTTCAAGGATTTTCTCAATTTGTTAAAAAGTATAATATTAATTCAACATGGGAATGTTATGCATTTGAAGCTAACCCATATGTATATCAAAAATCAAACGAAATATATAACCAATATATCAGTGCTGGATTTAACATTACGCATTTAAATAAAGCAGTTTATGATAAAACTGAACTAGTAACTGTGAATTGTGCTTATACATATACCAATGATTATACACATTTAGGGTCTAATGTGTTAGAAAACCCCCCTGAAAAAGATATAAAATACAATGATCAATTTTTATATAATGATGCCCAACTAATGATTGGGGCTATAAAATTTTCAGATTTTATTATCAATAAATTTGATAATTCGCATCGTATAATTCTTAAATTGGATATTGAAGGTAGTGAATTTAAGGTGTTGGATGATATTATATCATCTAACGTATACAATTATTTTGATAAAATATACGTAGAATTTCATGAAAGATTTTTTGATAATATAGAATTTTATGAACAAAAAATTAAGTATTACACAACCTTCTTCAAACAAACTAATGTAGAATTTTTACATGGCGAAGATTGGGATTTAGATTAAGTCAATAATATCAAAAATAGTTTGGAGTTTGGTTCTAATTATCTTATTAGAAAAACTATTTTTCAACCCCTGGTGAAGAGGCTTGGGTGCTAATTCAATAGTACACCAAGCCCATCCGCAGTGTTCATCACTTAACGTAGGAATGAACTCATTGTCTATAACACATAAAAATGTGTGAAAATTAAACACAGTGTCGTTGGATACAAATGTTTCAATTGGTATTGTTTTGATTATGACTGGCTCAACCCCTATCTCTTCAATAATTTCTCTTTGTAATCCTTGCCACGGGTTTTCGTTAGCTAAATTTGTACCACCAACTAACCCCCATGTCCCGTTATGTTTTCCTCTTGCTTTTTGAACTAATAAAAATCGTCTAGTAGATATTGAATAAAACAATGCTCCACTGCACACAATCTTATCAGTTATAGTACTAAGTGCCATTTCCCCTCACTATATTCGCCATCAAAACTCTTAACCCATGAAATACCATTCCACAAATACTGTACACCAGTATATATGTTAGTTTGCCATATCATTACATTATTATTAGAAGATACTGTTGAATTAAAAATTATATTCCACGAAGTACCTGACCATTCAATAATATCATTAGCATGTGCAATAAAATCAAGATTGCCTGATGATTTCCACGCATCTGGGCCATCTTCATTTAATTCACTACCAATATCTTCAACGATTAAAAACCTAGTACCAACTTCTATAAGCTGATCGATTGATTCATTATTTGGGCGTTTTGGATTATAAGTTAATGGATTAACGATTGCGTCAAACGTGCCAGTACTACCTGGTCTATAACTACCAGTCGCATTATAACCTGGGTTATAATCTAATTTTCCAGTACTATCTATCCCAGTATTAGAAACTAATGTATCAGTATCCCATGATACAATTAAATTATCTAAATTTACTGGATCTAATGAAATTGTGCCAACAATCTGTGAATTATCTGGTTGTAATAAATAAATTGAACTAACCCCTGATACAAATTTTCCTGGATATAAATCAATTATTTCACTCCATGTTAGTGGTGCTGATGGTACACTTGACCCTAACAATGAAACTGCATTCCCATAAACTAAAATACTATATTGGTCAATTGTGATCCGTTCCTGGCTTAGTAAATCTGAAAATGTAATAGTTGGTTCAGCGGTATCAATGCCTAATCCTTCAATATAACCAGTTGGGCTAGTTTCTACGGAACCATATAAGCTTGTAATAATGTTGGTAATAACACCTAACTGTTTTACTTTAACCGGCGCACTCAACCAAATTGGTGTGTCGATAGTTAATGTGGCTATATCGATTGCTAAGTTATTCCCTACTGGAACTTGCCTACTTGACCAATTAATTTGATCTAAATTTAATACTGTTAAACTGGTCCAATCTAGGTAGTTATCAGATGTTTGTAATTCAACACTTGGATTAAAAAATATTAAAATTTGTTCTAAAATTTGAAACTTTTGATCTGTACTAGCTGCCCATATATCAACTTTCATCGATAGTTTAAATGGGGTTGGCATTATTTTTTCTACAGTATAATTTCTACCTTGTGTATTCAAATATGTATTTGTAGCTGGATCGATATCACGATCTCTAAAATGTGATTTTCCAACATACGTAGCATCTGCAAGACGATCTCTATCTAATTCTAATCCAGAAATATAAATCGCAATTCTAGGAGCAGCATTGATAATATTTTCTGAGTTCTGTCTAATTACACTAGCAACTTGTCTATCTTGGTCTCCGTATAATACCGGTATTCTGTGGAGAGATCCATCTCCATACTTAACTACGAAATTACTAAAAAATCTAATAGTTTGTGTAATATATCGTCTTAATTGCCCATCATAAAAATGTAACATAGTATTCCTTAAAAATTCGCATCTGGTCTAAGTGCTTTGGATAAACTTTGACGTTGTGACTCTCTGTGATTATATAATGTCACCTTCCATGCACCTGTATATGGGATCGATTGTTGTTCACTATCGATTAATGGTAAATGTATTCTAACTTTATTAACTCCATTTACTGAATACGATGATATAATCCCAGCATGGTTTGAAACAACAAAATCTAGTTCATGTACGTCCATTTTTAATACAACATATAAGCAAGTGGTGTAATTAATATTCGTATCAATTATAATAGTATTTTTGTTTAATTTTACAAAATCTGAACCAACTGCATTGTTATAAGTATATTTTGTATTATTAATAAAACTAGTTTTCAGAGTATTTCTAGTATCATTGTTAGTCATTGACATTCTAACTGAATCTTCTACTCTAATCCATTTATCCCCATCATACTTGAATAGTCGGTTTGGTATAAAATCATTTCTCAAAAAGAAATCATCAACCCCCGCGTTTGCTGGAAATTGTATGCCAATACCAAAGTCATACCCATTTACAGGGCATCCATCCCCAACCAGATAACCAGTATATCCTGTTCTCAAAGGAGTTACCGTATTGTCATTGGTTAAAATAGATGAACTGCTTGCATCTAAATTCATATCATCAACGGTATGTATTAATGGTTTACCTGTTATCGGATCAACTGATAGTGTATAAAACTGTCTAGTTTCATATCCGCTCATTGGTGCATCAATTTCAGATTGTTGGATTACGGCATCATTAATTTCTAATTCTTTAGCTCGTGTACTTAAAATATCACGTACTGTTAACTCGGTGTTTTCACCAGCTGGTAAATCAAGAATATCAGAAAATTGTTGACTATCTGTAATTTTGGTGATACGTAAACGGTACAAATGTGGGAACCATGTTACAGAAAATCCCTCACTAGCACGGCCAACATCTTCTACTACATAATATCTTGGTAAACTAACATCAAAATCATTTAATGCAAAATCATCTTTTAAATGTGGTATTTCAATTACATCACCACTAATTGGTTTTCTACCAACATAATTAATGAAATCGTTGATATGCACAGTCATGAATAAGGTATCATTATCGATAAACAATCCAAATTGACTCAAATTGAAATCAATATTTTCAACGTTATAATATCCCCTAATACGATACACTTCTGGTTCATATTTTCTATCACGGTTTTCTAGTAATAACATATCTTGAATATTGGTATTAGAAACAGAATCATATATTGGTTGATCTGCAGTCCCAGAGTCGGCAATAGATGGCCCTAAATATTTATGGACATAAACATCAGTTCCACCAACTTGAAACATTCTTGAAATCTGACGATCTATAAATTTGTAATTATTTCCCTTTTCGGGTTTGTACATGCTTAGACGTGGCAACGTAATTCTCCGGTGTTATATGATATTTATCAGATAAATATAGTTGGAGAACTATTATGACTGAACTGCTTACAGATACAACTACCACATCAACTATCGAACGTAACAAAGTTTTTGATTATGTAAAAGCTATGTTAGGTGATGGAATGATCGATATTGACTTGGATCCAATTCACTATGAAACTGCTCTTGATCGAGCATTAACCCGATATAGACAACGCAGCCCAAATGCCGTTGAAGAAAGCTATAGTTTCTTGGAATTAATTCAAGATCAAAATGAATATAGACTTCCTGACGAAATTATTGAAGTTAGACAAGTTTTTAGACGTGCAATCGGATCAAGATCCGGTATGGGCGGTGGTGGTACATTATTTGAACCATTTAACTTGGCATATACGAATACCTACTTAATGAGTGGTAGTATGATGGGTGGATTAGCAACTTATGAATTATTTGCAGGATATCAAAAACTAGTTGGACGTATGTTTGGTAGTTATATTGAATTTAAATGGAAACCAACTAGTCACTTATTAGATATTTTACAAAGACCATTTGCACAAGGTGAACAAATACTAATTCAATCATACAATTTCAGACCTGACTTTGTATTATTAACTGATATTTACGCTAAACAATGGTTGCGTGATTATACCTTGGCAACATGTAAAATGATGCTTGGTGAAGCTAGAAGTTTATTTGCATCAATAGCTGGGCCAACAAGCGGTGGTATAACGCTTAATGGTAATGATTTAAAATCGGCTGCAAAAGAAGAATTAGCTGCGTTGGATAAAGAACTCGAAACATTGATTTCTGGTGGAACGGGTTATTACTTTGTTTTAGGATAATGATTGACATCCTTGTAATCATTTGATATAATACTATGGTTACAAGGAGAAAGTAATATGATTATAGGTGTAGTCGGATCAATTGGATCTGGGAAAGGTACGGTAGCGGACTATCTAGCAAATTTTCACAGTTTTAGATGTGAATCATTTGCCGCATCATTAAAAGATGCGGTGTCAGTAATATTCGGATGGGACAGGACACTACTTGAAGGCCGAACACAAGAATCTCGTGTATGGCGAGAAAAGCAAGATGAATGGTGGACAAAAAGACTTGGGATAAACATAACACCTCGATGGGTTTTACAAAATTGGGGAACTGAGGTATGTCGTGATGGGTTTCACCAAGATATTTGGATTGCTAGTCTTGAAAATAAACTTCGAAGAAGTAAAGATAATATAGTCATTTCAGACTGTAGATTCCCAAATGAATTTCAAGCAATTAGGGCAGCTGGTGGGAAAATCATCCGGGTAAAACGTGGTCCAGAACCAGACTGGCACCCATATGTTAAAGATGCATTACGTGGTGATAGTATTAGTAAATCAATATTGTTAAGACGTTATGGTGTTCACGAAAGTGAGTGGGCTTGGTATGGATTAGAATTCGATGTAATTATAGAAAATAATGGATCTATTTCAGACTTATATAATAGTGTACAGACACACGTTATAGGTCAGGATGAAGATCCCCTTGCTTCCAATATATCCCTTCTAGATGTAGTATCCGTTGACAGTTGGAGCACACTGTTTTAAGGTTGCTTGGTCTACAATTGTTTAAATTTCCATCAACATGAAATACCGCAAATATTTCTGTATATTGCGATTTATATCCACATTTATCACATTGATTTTTTATAGTATACCCAGACCGAAACCATCTGGGTATGCCATGATATAACCCATTCTTTAAACAAGTTTCACATAGTTTTCTATAATAAGTTCTTTCATTCTTTATATAATTTATCGCTGCTGGTCTATATCCGCATTTACATAGTGGTCTCATATTAATATTTATTGATATCACCCCTTTATTATCCCTTTTTATACCCCTTATCGCCATATAAAACCCTGAAATTTACTAAATACACAAAGAGATCTATTTAGACATTGTTCATGGAGAATATATTATGGCTCAACTTCAATCACCAGGCGTAAGCGTTACTGTAATTGACGAAAGTTTTTACACCCCTTCCGCACCGGGTACAGTTCCATTAATCGTTGTTGCTTCTGCCGAAAATAAGCAAAACGGTTCAGGTACAGGTATTGCACCAGGTACTTTAAAAGCAAATGCTGGTCAAGTTTATTTAATGACTAGCCAAAAAGATTTATCAGATACTTTTGGAACTCCGATTTTCCAAACTGATGCTAACAATAATCCAGTTCATGCTGGTGAATTAAACGAATATGGTTTACAAGCCGCATACAGCTTTCTAGGTGTAAGCAATAGTGCGTATGTAGTTCGTGGTGATATTGATTTATCACAACTTGAAGAATCTGCTGATGCACCTGCCGGTCTGCCAGTAGATGGAACCGTGTGGATTGATACTGCTGATACTCAATACGGTATTTTTCAATGGGATGCAAATCCAGCTACTGTAGCAGGTGGACAATCTTTTACTGTCCAAAAACCATCTGTTATTACTGATCCTAATTATGTTGTTGATTTTGCTGGGCAAGATTATACTCCAAAAGCTAGTTTTGGTGCAATCGGTAGTTATGCAATTGTTGCAGTCTCTGGTCTTATTAATCTATGGTTTAAAAAACCAATTACAACATCAGCATCTGGTGTTAAATGGGTTGAAGTTGGATCAACCGAATGGGTTGCAAGTTGGCCAACCGCGCAAGGTTCAAAACTTCAAAGTGCAATAACAGTCGGATCATCTGATACATTAACAATCAATACTACAACTATTACCATGACAAGTGTTACAAATTTAAGTACACTTGTAACTGCGATTAATGCACAGACAACAACTACTAAGATTTCTGCTGGTATTGTAAATAATAAGTTACAATTATTCTCAACTGGGCCAAACTTAGTAATTTCTGGATCTGCTGCAATAGCAACTGGTATTTTAGCTACTGGTGAAACTACTGGAACATTTTTAGCACCAGCATTACAAATTAGTTCCCATACACAAATCCCATTATTCAAAGCAATTGATAATACTGGATCTAACAACGGAATTGCTTCTGGTGCAGTTTGGATTAAAACAACTACTCCAAATTCTGGAGCACACTGGTTTGTGAATCAATATAATTCTAAAGCAGCTCAGTGGACACCGGCTACTGTATCACTATATGCAAATAATATAGATGCTATTGATGGATTGGACGCAATTGGTGGAGGTATTAACTTACCTATTAACACAATGTATGTTAAATATAATGATTCAGGTGCTACTGTAACTCAAAATAGTATTGTTCATCCACAATATGCAGATTTTAAATTGTATCGCCGTGCTAGTGTTGGACCAACAACTGTCACATCTGCTATTGTAACAAATTCAACATTTGCTGCAAACACCTATACATTTACAATTGCTGAAAATAGTGATTCTGCTAAATCTTTATCATTTACTGTTACAAATGGAGATACTGCGGTGACGGTAATCGAAGCAATTGTTAGCCAAATTAATGCAGCTGGATTTACTAATGTAGTAGCATCTGCTACAACAACTAATCAAGTAGTTATTAGCCACATTAAAGGTGGAGAAATTACATTCGTAGATGGATCACATACTCCAGTATCTAAATTATATTCAGTAACTTCTACTGCAAACTTCTACGCAGCACCTTCTGGTATCGCTGGTACATATGTTGCTAGTAATTGGTCTTCAGTTTCATCAACCGATAAAACTAAATCTTTTGCAACAGCAAGTTCAAATGCACCAACTACTTTAACAGCAAATGGTCAATTATGGTACAACGGTAATATTGAAGATGTTGATATATTAGTTCACAATGGTACAACATGGGTTGGATATCGTAATGTAAACTTAGGTAATGGTGTTGGTGCAACTGATAGCCAAGGTCCTATTGTAAGTGCAACTGCTCCAACTACACAATCTGATGGGTTAACTGAATTAAAAAATGGTGATTTATGGATTAGTACAGCTGATTTAGAAAATTATCCATTGATTTACAAATATGATTATCTAACTAAACAATGGGTATTGGTTGATAACTCGGATCAAACTACTGAAAATGGGGTTCTATTCCATGATGCAAGATGGGATACTAATGGCCGTTCAGCAAATCCAAGTTCAATTGTTGACTTATTAACAAGTAATTTCTTAGATCCTGATGCACCAAATCCAGCATTATATCCAAAAGGTATGTTGTTATGGAATCTTCGCCGTAGTGGATTCAATATTAAAAAATATGTTTACAACTATATTGATGTATTAAGCAATAATCAACGTTATAACAATGACGAGTTGATGTCTAACTATTATCCACACCGTTGGATTAGTGAGGCAGCAAATCAAGCTGATGGATCTGGTTCATTTGGAAGAATTGCACAACGTACTGTTGTATTACAATCATTGACTGAATTAGTTAATAGCAACCAACAAATCAGAGATGAAGATAATCGTGTCTTTAACTTAATTGCTGCTCCTGGGTATTCGGAATTGATTAAACCTTTAATTAGTCTGAACTATGATCGTGGTTTAACCGCATTTATTGTCGGTGATACTCCAGCAAGACTGACACCAGATGCTACCACATTAAGTAACTGGGGTAATAATATTAATAATGCATTGGAAGATAATGCAGATGGTTTGGTTTCAACTGATCCATATCTTGGAGTATTCTATCCATGGGGTTATACAACTGATAATATTGGTAATCACATTTCGGTCCCACCTAGCCACATGATGCTACGTACAATTGCATTAAGTGATAATGTAAGTTATCCTTGGTTTGCACCAGCTGGTGTAAGACGCGGTGGTATTACTAATGCATCTTCGGTTGGTTATATTGATGCTGAGGGGGAATTTAGATCAGTTGCGTTAAATAATGGACAGCGTGATACATTGGCAAATATCCATGTTAATCCAATTACATATATTTCTGGTACTGGGTTAGTTAACTATGGACAAAAAACTCGTCAATTAGTGGCCAGTTCATTAGATCGTATCAATGTTGCACGATTAGTAATTTACTTACGTGTACAATTATCAAGAATTGCAAAACCATATATTTTTGAACCAAATGATACTATTACAAGAAATGAAATTAAACAACAAATTGAAAGCTTCTTACTAGAATTGGTAGGACAAAGAGCATTATATGATTATTTGGTAGTTTGTGATACATCAAACAATACACCATCAAGAATTGATGCAAATGAGCTTTATGTTGACATCGCAATCGAACCAGTAAAAGCAGTGGAATTCATCTATATTCCATTACGTTTAGAAAATACTGGCGCTATTGCTAAACTTGGTCAAGCATAATTAGGAGAATATAATGGCAATAGCAGCTCTATCAAATTTTACAGTTCCGCTAGCATCTGACCAAAGTGCTAGCACCCAGGGTTTATTAATGCCTAAATTGGCATATCGCTTCAGAATCTCGTTGGAAAACTTCGGGGTTTCTGGAAGCACAACCGAGTTAACTAAACAAGTTAATGATGCACAGCGTCCAAGCCTGGAATATACCGATCAAACTATTGATGTATATAATAGTACTATTCATTATGCTAGCAAACCAAAATGGGGGGCAATGACCGTATCTATTCGTGATGATGTTACTGGTGCAGTTAGTAAATTAGTTGGTGAACAAAATCAAAAGCAATTTGATTTCTTTGAACAAAGTTCAGCAGCATCTGCAGGCGATTACAAATTCACAATGCGTATTGAAATATTAGATGGTGGTAATGGTGCTGATACTCCAAATGTTTTGGAAACATGGGAATGTTATGGATGCTACATTCAAAAAACAAACTGGAACAAAACAGCATTAGCATACAAAGAAAGTACACCACTTATGATCGAACTTTCGATACAACCAGATAACTGTGTTCAAGTTGGTGCATCGGCTAGTTTAGGAGCACCAGGATTTAAACAAGTCCGTGGTACAACTAACGCATTAGGTGCTTAATATATAAGAAACCCACGAAAGTGGGTTTTTTATTGTCTATGTATTAACTGCGAAGTTAATTAATGAATAAATACTGATATGTCATTTACACCTAATAAATTCTTACATGATGATACAAATATCTATCTGCGTGATCAACAACACGCGGCTAGACTATTTGTTGATGATCAATTTCGTCTAGCACCAAAACACAAATACTTATATCATGTTGCGTTTAATATTAACCAAAATGCATGTAAAGATGCGGCATTGATTAATAGGCATCGTAATGAGATTGGTATGTTGGTTAAATCTATAGAGTTACCTAAATTTGAGATTTCAGCTGACTTGGTTAATCAATATAATAGAAAAAAAGCTGTTCAATATCAGCATAAACCTGGTGAAATTAACCTAATATTTCATGATGATAATATGGGATTGATAAACAAAGTTTGGCAAAATTATTATAGTTATTACTATGCTGATTCAAATTCTGCACAATCACCTGGTGCATATAATAGAAATGCAACTAGGAATTCCAATTTTATAACGGCTCCTTATGGATTGGACAATGGTAGTACATCACCATTTTTTAATTATATAACTGTATATCAAATGGCTAGACATGAATTTGTGAGCTATAAACTTATAAATCCTATTATTAAAAAATGGGATCATAATAAGCTAGCATATTCAGAAAATACATTACATGATTTTTCAATGTCATTGCTATTTGAATCAATTGCTTACGGGTCAGGTAAAGTAACAAGTGATGAAGTCAATGGGTTTGCATTAGAGCATTACGATTCTACACCGAGTCCATTGACAGGAGATCCTAACATTACATCAGTTAGTCCAACATTTACTAACACACTTAATAATCCAGATGCTAATGTTAATACGATCATACAACAAATTAATACATATCAAAATACGAATGGATTAAATATTTTTGGTACAACTGGTATTATAAATAATTTAGCTACAGCGGCTGATACAAAACCGGCTATAAATGGTATTCAAGGTATTGCATTTCCAATTAATGAAACCGCAAATGCCCCAACCGTGGCAACACAAGTAAAATTAGGATAATAACATGGCTAGTAATTTACCATCAGTACAATTTACGGACTCATCTAGTGAAGTAAAACAATTTTATGATAACTTTTTCAATCATGAAATCACTTTTCCAAGTAATCAAATTGATGCAACTGTTGGGTTCTTTTTAAAACGAGAGTTTGATCTTGAAAGTGCAAGAGCAACCTCAATTGTTTTATTGAATCAAGCTCGGATTGATAATGTTAATGTATTTGAATTAATTGATTCATTAAAAACATTGACAGATATTCAACTTAGTCAAATCGTTGCACAAGTACTAAACGCATCGAGAGAGAAAACTAGTTTATTGGGTTATCGTATTGCATCAATAGAAAACACATATGAAACTAGGAATATTTTGATATGAGTCATAATTTTGCAAAAGGAAAATTTGTTCCAAAAAATCCTCAAAAATATATAGGAAATAAACCACCAATATACAGAAGTAGTTGGGAATTTTCATTTATGCATTATTGTGATAATAGTCCTGCCATTCAAAAATGGGCAAGTGAAGCAATATCCATTCCATATCGTAATCCATTGACTGGTAAAAATACAGTATATGTCCCAGATTTTTTCATCCAATATTTGGATAAGAATAACAAACTACAAATTGATCTCATTGAAATTAAACCTGCTAGCCAACAATTACTAGAAAAGGTTGGTAAAAGTAAAGTCAATCAAGCATTGTTTATTAAAAATCAAGCAAAATGGAAAGCAGCACAAATATGGTGTAAACAAAATGGTATTACATTTAGAGTATTAAATGAAAATGATTTGTTTCATAATGGAAAAGCTAAATAATGGCGTAGTTCGCGGCCAAAAAAGCATTCTGAAAAATCTAAAAAACTAATTAGTGATTATCAAAAAACACTATGTGCATCAATGACAATCGAAGAAATGAATAATAGAATGAAAAATTCATGTTCATCTCCCGAAAGCTGAGGAGAGATAAGATTTCAAAAGCTAATACTGGTAAAACTCGAACAGAAGAACAAAGAAAAAAATGCGGGCATCTAAAAGGTAAACCTTGGCCAGAAGCAAGAAGACTTGCATATTTGAAAAAGAAGGAACAAAAATGACTCGAAAGCTAGAAGAGATATTAAATTTACCATCTAGTAAAGAAATTACTAAACAGGAAGAAAAGAAAAAACCAGTTAAAGCAGGGCCTATAAATTTTAGGAGTATGTCTGATTTTGATAAAATCTCAGCTGCATTACCACCCGTGACTGGCCTAGGTGATTTAAGTGACACCGAGTTTGATGAGTTAGCAGAAAAGGCAGCAAATGCATACGAAGATCTAATGGATCTTGGTATGAATGTTGAGGCAAGGTATTCAGCTAGATTATTTGAGGTGGCATCAACCATGCTTAAAAACGCCATTGATGCAAAATCCGCTAAGATTGATAAAAAACTTAAAATGATTGAACTCCAGCTTAAAAAACAGAAGTTGGATAATGACACCAGTAGTGAAGATAATGGGATCACAATTCAAGGTGATGGATTCATGGTTACAGATCGTAACTCTTTAATTGAAAAACTAAAGAACATGAAATGATTAAAAAAAGAATAAATATAAGATTGGGATTACATTATGACTAAAAAATCATTAAAAGAATATTTGCTAGAAAGCAAACAAAATTATGAATTTAAAATAAAGATTGCGGGTGACGTAGAAACTGGTGCATCAGCAAAAATAAAGACAGCGTTAGCAAGATTTGATGTTGACTCTTTATCGGATGCTAAAACTACACCAATACAAGAATCACAAGTTGATTTTCCAGATCACAGCAATATTGGAGTTACATTATATGATGTAAGTGTAAAATATCCAGTAACAAGTAACCAAATCCGTGACTTAGTTGCTGAAGCATTGAAAATTACACATAGCTGCGTCAAAGTTCGTAACTTAAAAGAACAAGAAGAAGAAGAAATCAATAATCAATATTGCCCGAATCACCCTTCAGGTGAAGCATTATTGACTAAAGAATATGAAAAATCTGACCATCAATCATTGGTGGGGGATAAACAAGTTATGTCTCTATTAAAAGAATTGAGCAAAACTAAAAAAACCGGTACACAGTATAAGGGTGTTAATGATCAATTATTAGCAAAATCAGTACCTTCTGAAAAATCGGTATCAAGCACTGGTAAAGTTGAAAATTCTATTAGTCCAATCGGATCAAAAAAAACAGTACTACCAGATCCATATAAAGGAAAATAATATGAACTTTTTAGATTTGTATAAAAAAATATCAAATATTGACAGTGGATTAAATGAAAACCAATTATTGGATGAATGTCCATGTCAAGATGCAGCAGAATCTGGTCATCCAAAGCAACAAGATTCAGTTAATATGAATGTAACCATTAATGGCCAAGGAGCGAATGGGATTCGCGATTTGATGGATATTTTAAGAAATATCAATGATGCTGCCGGTGATGAAGAACACGCTGTAGTTATTGGTGAACCAGATGAAGAACCAGCAGAACCAGAAATAACATTTGAACCTGACGAACCTGAAGAAGATGATTCGGCTAATGTATTATTTACTGATGATTATGAAAATTCAGTTCCAGGTGGATCGGATAAAATGACATATGCAATCGATGCGGTTATTGGAATGGGTGATGATTTACATGGTAAAGGAAAAGAAGCTGCAAAGCAAGCTGGCGGCGGTAATCCTTGGAATGTCAAAGAATCATTAGTTAATCAATTACGTGGTCACTATAAAGAAATTAAAGAAAGAAAGCTAAATGAAGCATTTAGTGGACACGATAGCGGTGATGTTATTCGTGGTATGAAACGTGATCATGATGAATGGTCTGCTGAAAAAAGTGCAGGTGAAGATGAGCCTGCTCGTAAGCAGTTTGATGAACGAATGTATTATTTTGTAACAAATAAAGAAAAATTCATTATGTCAAACGGTTACCCAAAAGTAGTAACTGGTGAAGAAAAAGCAAAACGATATGCACAGGCTATTAGAAAAAATGATCCTAATTATGAAAAGTATAGAAGCTTAATTTGGGGTACTAAAAATGCTCTTATTAACGATCTTCGAAACGGTAAATTGGATCCAACACATCTTGAAAAATTTTTAGGTCCAGTTGACGATAAAGCACCATATGTACCAGCGGCGAAACCAGCAGCGAAACCAGCCGCTCAAGCAGCAGCACCGGTAGCATCATCCGCACCATCCAATGCAGGTGGAAAGATTTATCATAAAGTTCCATTTAATCAAAAAGATGCGGCAAAGAGTGAAGGGATGAGATGGGATCCAGATGCTAAAAAATGGTATCACATGGATGCAGGACGATCAGCAAAATCACAATTTCCAAAAATTTGATAAAAAATAAAGCTAAAACAATAAAAAACGGGCCTTGGTCCGTTTTTTTATGTAAATAAGAATATGGCAAAATCAATCGAAGGTGCTTTAACTAAGAAAGCACACATAAAACAACAATGGACGGAATCTCAAATTCAGGATATGCTTGCGTGTATGGATCAAGAGAATGGATACTTGTACTTTGCAAGAAAATTCTTTTATATACAACATTCAGTTAAGGGTAAGCTATTATTCGAACCATTTGAGTACCAAGAAGGATTATTAAATAGTTATCATAATTATCGATTTAATATCAACATGCTACCTCGTCAAAGTGGAAAAGCATTAAGTCTAAATACACCCATTCCAACACCAAGTGGTTGGACAACTATGGGTGATATTCAAGTTGGTGATATTATATTAAGTAATATGGGAAACCCCACTACTGTTACGTTTGCTACTGAAATTATGTATAATCATACATGTTATGAAGTAGAATTCGATAATGGAGAATCTATTATTGCGGATGCAGAACACTTATGGAAAGTTAGTACAGCAAATTGGAGTAATAAATCAAAAATTCTTACTACTGATGAAATAAAAAAATATAAGGATACGCATTCATTAGAACAAGGATTATATATAGATATTACAGAACCTGTTCAATACGAGTATAAGTCATTGCCAATTCATCCATATATATTAGGATTGTGGCTTGGTGATGGATATTCTGGTGATGGTAGATACGTTCAATCAAATATAGATAATATAGAAATGATTCAATATATATCTGAATCTGGATATACAGTATCTGAACCATCCGTAAATAGCAATAATAGTGAACGTAGAAACATTATAGGACTACGGACATTATTGAACGGAAACAATCTATTAAAAAATAAACATATACCAACTGATTATGTGTTCTCATCAATTGATCAACGGCTAGAATTACTTCGTGGATTGATGGATACTGATGGAAGCTGTACAAAAAAAGGGAATTGTGAATTTTATCAAAAGAACTTTAAATTAATAGAACAAGTAAGGACAATATTATCATCACTTGGAATTAAGTCAAGATGTTCTTGTAAAATTATAAATGGTGTGAATTATTATACATTAAAATTTTCCACAACAAAATATATAGTGTTTAAGTTGAAAAGAAAAGCTGAAAGACAGTTATTGTGCAAAGGCCATGTAAAAAACACTAGATTATACATAAACAAAATCACTAAAACATCTTCAGTTCCAGTAAGATGCATCCAAGTTGATAATGATGAGCATATGTTTTTATGTGGTAAAACAATGATACCAACACATAATACAACTTGTGCTTCGGCATATTTGTTATGGTATGCAATGTTCCACCCAGATCAAACAATTCTTGTTGCAGCACATAAGTACACTGGTGCACAAGAAATTATGCAACGTATAAGATATGGATATGAGTTGTGTCCAGATTATCTACGAGCCGGGGTAACAAGTTATAATAAAGGTAGTATTGAGTTTGAAAATGGATCAAGAATAGTAAGTCAAACAACAACTGGCACTACCGGTAGGGGTATGTCTATTTCATTACTTTATTGTGACGAGTTTGCGTTCGTGCAACCAAATATTGCTAATGAATTTTGGACATCAATCTCCCCAACCCTTGCAACTGGTGGACGAGCTATTATTACTAGCACTCCTAACTCTGATGAAGACCAATTTGCTATTATTTGGAAAGAGAGTCAAGATGTGTTTGATGAATTCGGTGATGAAACCGGTAATAATTTAGGACGAAATGGATTCCATGGGTTTAAATCTGAGTGGTGGGATCATCCAGACCGTGATGAAAATTGGAAAAAAGAAGAACTTGGACGTATAGGTGAAGAACGTTTTCGCCGAGAATATAATTGTGAATTCTTGGTATATGACGAAACACTTATCAGCAGTCTTAAATTAGCTGAATTGGTTGGAAAAGAACCGATATTCAAAATGGGACAAGTTAGATGGTATAAAAAACCAACACCAAATCATTTGTATATGGTTGCGTTAGATCCTAGTTTGGGCACTGGTGGTGATTATGGTGCTATCCAAGTGTTTGAATTACCTTCGTTTACACAAATTGCAGAATGGCAGCATAATATTACTCCTATTCAAGGACAAGTAAAACTATTTCGTGACATATTACGATATATCCAAGATGAAATTGGAATGGAACATACTAATAATATCTATTGGTCAACCGAAAACAATACAGTTGGTGAAGCTGCTTTAATTGTTATAGCAGACCTTGGTGAAGAAACTTTTCCAGGGTTATTTCTAAGTGAACCAGTAAGAAAAGGCCATGTTAAAAAGTTTAGAAAGGGCTTTAACACAACCTTTAATAACAAGATTGCAGCATGTTCTAGGCTAAAATTTTTAGTAGAAGAAGATAAAATGGTTGTAAATAGCAGGGCGTTACTTAGTGAAATGAAGTCATTTATTGCTGCTGGTGTAAGCTTTAAAGCCAAGCCAGGACAACATGATGACCTTGTATCCGCAGCATTATTAGTAATTCGTATGAGTGAAATTCTTTCAGAATGGGATCCAACTGTGATGGATATGCTGAGTGTAAATGGTCAAGCTAACGAGGAATGGGAACCACCGTTACCTCTATATGTTTCATCTTATTTTGGATAAATAACTTATGGAAAATAATTTAGATAAAATTGCCAAAGATCTATATGGTAAAATACAAACACGCTTCCCAGATATTACAATCGGGGATGAAAACGCACAAGTATTAACTAAGAAAAGTGATATACCACGTGCTAGATTTTTTGAATTCGAATATAAAGAAGATGGTAACCCACTTGGGACAATTGCTATTACATTGGATGAAGAAGATGGGGTTGTTGTGCAAATCAGTGGAGAATTAAGTCAAGAAGTAAAAACTATGCACCAAAATGCATATGATTTTATTCGTTCATTTAGAAAGTTTGCAAAAACCAGATTACTAAACTTCGATGTACAAAACATTGGGAAAAGTAATTTAGATAAGCGTGATTATCAATTCCAAGCAAAACCAAAAATAACTAAAATAGAACTACCAAAGGAATCACCAATTATGGAAAATAAAATGTTTGGTACTAGCAGAATAAGCTACCAAAATTTAGGTGAGGCTCGTCTTATCGTTAAACATAGCCAACCAATTAATCCAAATGTAGCCGCTGGCCGATCAATGCATATAGAAAGCATTTATATTGAAAATGCTGATGGCGAACGATTCAAATATCCATATAAACATTTACATGGTGCTCGTGCATTGGCAGAACATATCAAACATGGTGGAAATCCATATGATGCAATCGGTAAACATATCACTGGATTAAGTGAAGAATTAAACCAACTAAAAAAATTTAAAAATTATGTTGGCCGTCAAGATCAAATTTCAGAATCAATGGGATCTATTACTAATCGTGTAATGGAACGTATTGAAGAAGTAAAAAAAGAATGCCAGCATTTACAACGTGCATCTTATTATGAACAATTTGCTGAATCATTTGAGGAATCTAAAGAACGTATGATTCCAGAAGAAATTAAAAATGATTGGATTGATAGACTAACCGTTCGTACATTTAATGAAGAATTGACTTCGGCCTTCCCATTCCTATATAAAATTATTGATGAAAGCGAATTACCAGTAATTGAGTTAGATGCTGATGCAGTGTTGGATGAGGCGTTTGGTAAAAAAGGTTTACAACAACAACTTAATAAAGCAGGATTCGGTGATACTGCATACTGGGAAAAAGGTAAAAAAGAAAAAGCAGAGCGCCATTCAAAAGCTGATGCAGAAATGGTACAACGTGATAAAGAATGGAAAGAAAAATTCGGGAAAAAAGACGAATCCTTAAATCCAGAATTGGCCCTAGAATCATTTTTAGAAAGCATAGTTAATGAAGATAGAAATGAACTATTTAGTCCGAATCCTGGTGCTAGAAACAGAGCCATTCAAAATTTGAATACCTTATTAGCTGCTGAATTGGCGGGTGGTACACCAGGTGTACTATCATTAAAAGGCATAATTGATGATCCAGCGTTAACTGCTAGAATTCAAGTTCTTAACACTGATGCCGAGATTCGTAAAGAAATTAAAGATTTCATTTTAGATAGAAATCCAAAATTGATACCATTGCTACCAGAATTGGAAAATGATAGCCCAGAAGAAATTGGTGGCGGGGAATTATCTCCACCAGCGGAATCACCTGCTCCAGAAGCATTGCCACCTACACCTGAAGCGGTCCCACCAGCTGGTGAAGTTCCACCTGCTCCAGAAGCAATACCACCTGCCCCTGGTACTATGCCATCTGCTCCAGGTGTTATACCACCACAAGGTCAACAACCTGCTCCTATCGCAGAAAGCGTTAATAGAAAAGCTAAAGTAATTGCTAAATTTATTAAAGTTAAAGAATCAGGCGCAACATTGGACACCCCTTTTTCAGAAGGAATGACATTGCGCGATGCTATCAGAGAATGCGGGTTAACACCAATGGAATGTGGATACACTGAAGAAGAATCCAACACTAGTGAAAGTGGTATTCAACAACTTAAAGACGTTATTAGTGGATTTTGGAATGACACTGAAGATAACTTTACAATTGGTGGAACTAAAGCTAAAATAAAAGTAGCTAAAGCATTCAAAGATGGTGAATGTCCAAAAGCATCAGAGTCTGATTTGAAACATGTATTAATGTTAATTACCAGTAAAGACCCAAGTGAACCAGTCCATTCACCAGAACAAGCACATGTAATAAAATTATCGGGGGTGAAAGTAGATAACCGTGAGGGTAATCTATTAAATAACTTACAAGTAAT